TGTAAACCGAATTGACCCGCCAGAGAGTGAGGCATATACACGGTATGAGCTTCAACTACACAAAAAGACTGCGCCTATTTACATCAATAACGTTGATGTTGTGGGCTGTTTGAAACAAGAAACATTCATAATGGAAGGTGGAAAGGCAAAAACATCTGGAGAGCGCGTATTGTCGGTTGCAATGACTCCGGCAAACGTAAGTAAAAACCGCCTTGGAATAACAAGTGATATTCCAGTTAAAAAAGGCGAAAACCCATTTAAGGAGTTCATATAACATGGGATTTTGGTATTTAGATGACGGTTCAACCGTCGAAGGAACTACTGAATATGAAGCGCCTAGTGGTGATATTACACCAATGCCGGATAATACCGATGTCATGGCTTATATCGATGAGATTAAGTACGATGACAAAGACGGTGCGGAATATATTTCTGCGCGTTGGCGCGTTGCTAAACCGGAAGCTTATAAGAACCGCGTAGTTTTTCAGAAGCTTTGGGTTTTCGGTAATAACCCTAGTCAAAAGGATAGCGAAAAGCGCAAGAAGCAAGGAGACAACGCAAAGCGTATGCTTGCTGCAATTGATGCCAACGCTGGCGGTGAACTTATGAAGGTGTCCGGTAAACCATCTGATGAAGATTTGCAGCGCTGCCTAATGAACAAATTTATGGTCGTAAAGCTAAAAGTTTGGGAAATGGAAGGCGACAATGGCAAGATGGCGGGAAACTGGATTTGCGCTGTCTCGCCAAAAACTAAGGGTGTCGACGAAAATGTGAAAGCTGAACCTAAAAAGGACGACTTTAACGGTGACTCCATACCGTTTTGATGTGTAAATATTGGGCGGCTACGGTCGCCCTTTTTTATTTTAAATGGAGGTGATATGAGAACGTGCGATAAAAAAGGAATACCAATAGAAGTTGGTGATGTACTTAAATTTTACCATTTTACAGCTGCGTTGAGGCGTAAACGTCATTACATGTATAAACTTGTCATAGGAACTGAATTTCTTGGTGGGTTTAACGGAAGTGAAAAAACGGAATATTTCTGTGTTAGTCACTTAGAGTTGCCTATTGAAAAAGGATTTAATATCGGATTTAATGAAGGTGTTTTATCTGATTATGAAATAGTTCAATGCACGTCAGGTATGCCAGAAGATAGGTTAAAAATATAATGCAACAAAGATCACCAGAATGGTTTGATGCTCGTAAGGGCCGTGTAACCGGATCAATCGTCGGTGCTATACTCGGACAAGCGCCGTATATGACCCGGGAACAGGCTTTGCGGTCTATGGTGCGTTCGTATCATGGAGCAGAGAATGAATTTACCGGAAATATTGCAACTGAATATGGCGTACAAAACGAAGATGGCGCAAGGTGGCAGTATGAACTTGAATCCGGCAACACAGTAACGGATGCTTCTTTTATTGAATATGAAGATTGGTTAGGTGCATCACCGGACGGTTACATTGGCGAAGATGGACTTATAGAGATTAAATGTCCGTTTTCTAAAAAGATAAAGCCTATTGCGGATCAACCACATTATTACAGCCAGATTCAAATTCAGCTTTTGGTCACAGGCAGAACATGGTGCGATTTTTACACATGGACACCAACTGATACCAATATTGAACGCATTGAAATTGACCAAGAATGGCTTGATAAATATTTACCAGAGTTAAGGCAGTTCTATGCCTTCTATTTGTCGGAGTTAGATAATCCAGAACATTTAGAGCCGTTGAGGGCTGAAATTAACAGCGATGAAACGCGGCGTATGATTGACGAGTTAGACCAACTAAAAGAGGCTATCGAAAATGCCACAGAGCGCCGTAAAGAGGTGCAAGAAGAATTGGTTAAAGCCGTTGGAGAACGAAACGCAACGGCGTGGGGCAGGAAAATCACAAAGGTTGAAAAAGAAGGTTCGGTTTCATACGCAAAAATTGTAAAAGAATACTTGCCAGATTTGGATTTATCTGCGTATAAAGGAAAAGCCAGTTCTTACTGGAAAATCACTTAGGAAAAGCTGTAGGAGGCGAATGTGCACGGAATAACAAAAAAATGTCCTATATGTGAAAAAAACAGGTACACAGTAGAAAAAAGACCTAGGGATACATCATATGTTGATGATGAAAATAACTACCTAACGTCTTGTATTGAGTGTTATGCACGTGATTGTGAATATTATGCAGAACGGTGGGCTGAATATTACGCGGATTGTATGTAATGCAACTCCGTCCATACCAAAAGCCGTGCGTCGATAAGACGATTGAATACTTGCGGTCATCCGTAGAGCCGTGCTTGATTGATGCGGCTCCGGCAGCGGGAAAAAGTTTTATGATAGCCGCCATTTCAGACGCATTACATGAAATCAGCGGAGGCAAGAAGGTGCTAAACCTTGCACCGTCTAAAGAGCTTGTCGTGCAAAATCACGAAAAAATGTTGATGACAGGACATCCCGCGTCTATCTTTTCCGCATCTGCTGGAATTAAATCAACACGGCATAATATCGTGTTTGGAACGCCAAAGACTGTATCCAACAGTATAAGCCGCTTCTTGAACGGTTACTGTGCTGTTAACATTGATGAGGCGCACGGAATAACGGATACAATACGTCATATCATTGATTCCATGCGTGAATATAATCCAAACCTGCGTGTTATTGGATGGTCTGGTACGCCGTTTAGAATGAACACGGGGTATATTTACCGGATTGGTGTAGATGGCAAACCTGTACCGGAAGAACAGGCTGTTGATCCATATTTTCTAAAGTGCATTCACAAGGTTAGCGCCAAGGAAATGCTTGAACAGGGCTATATATGCCCTATGGATGTTGGTAGCGTAAAAGAGGGATATGACGCAACAGAACTAAAACCTAACCGCATGGGTAAATTCGATCCGAAAGACTTACATTCTGTGTTTGTCGGCAAGGGCCGCTTAACAGCGTCTGTAGTTGCTGATATTGTTGACCATGCGAGGCATAGGTTTGGTGGGTGCATGATATTTGCGTCAACGGTTGAACATATGCACGAAATAATGGAATCACTGCCACCAGCAAATAGCGGGTATGTGTCAAGCGGCGATGCAAGTGCCGTAGGAGGCACTATACGGGGCCGTGACGCGGTTTTGAAGGCATATCGTGCACAACAGTTTAAATACATTGTGTCGGTTGGTACGCTAACCACAGGCGTTGACGTTGACCATACATCGGTTATTGCGACTGCCAGAAAGACTGAAAGCGCGTCATTGCTCGAACAGATATTAGGCCGCGCGTGGAGGACGCATCCAGATAAAAAACGCGCTTTGTGGCTTGACTACACGGGACAGGTCGATGAGCATTTTCCCGATGGTGATATATACAACCCGAAAATCAATGCACGTCCAGTCAAGCAAGGTGGTGGGATTGTAAACGCTTCGTGTCCAACATGCTCCACGGTTAACGAGTTTTCATCGCGGCCTAATCCAGACGAGTTCCCAATAGACAAAGAGGGGTACTTTGTTGACCTTGCAGGAAACCGAATAGAAACAGAACATGGCGCAATGCCAGCGCATTATGGGCGGCGGTGTTTGGGCGGTTCTATAGTGACTGGCAAATGGGCGCAGTGTTCGTATAGGTGGACGTGCAAGACGTGTGAAGCTTGCGGTGATGATAACGACATAGCTGCACGGTATTGTGGTAGTTGTAAAGCGGAATTGGTGGACCCAAATGCGAAGCTGGACATATCGTTTAGAAAGCTAAAGAAAGACCCGTATCAGCCGCAATCTGATGAAGTGCTAAAATGGGAAGTCAAGGAAACGATAAGCCAAGCGGGTAAAGAAACATACCGCATAGATGCGACAACTCCTTATAGGTCGTTTAGCGTTTGGATATCCAAAGAGCCTAAGCATCCACAAGCGCTGCATCAATTGGAAATGTATTTGGGGTTAGGCGGGGAACCGCCAAATAGCGTGAAATACATCAAGGAAACGAACGGATTTTTTCGGATTATAGGATTTAACACGCCGATAGATATAAATGAGGCGGATCAGGAGTTGTTTACACCATGAAAATACCACCGAATATCCCTCTATACGGCGATCCGACTTGGCGCGGTGAATGTGCGACAGAAACGGCGGAAGCCGTGACGTTCTTCAACGCTATACGTAAAACCAAATGGGGCGGCATAGCTATCCATATTAAGAATGAAGGTAAACGCAAACACGGACAAGCTGCTTGGGATCGTGCGCAAGGTATGGTCAAAGGTGCAAGCGATATTATCATACCGGGGTCTCCTACGTTCGTTTGTGAACTAAAGAGAAAAGATCACACGCGCAGTAAGATCAGCGATGAGCAGGTTGCATATTTGGATGACGCAATGAAAATGGGCGCGTTCGCTTGCGTTGCTTTGGGATGGGAAGCCGCGTGGGAGGCCGTACGCGTATGGGACCAATCATAGGTTTTTTCGGTGAGGTAACCGAGCAAAGCAAACAAGACGCAATTGCATACATTAAAAAAAATGGCTGGACTATGGACGATGTGCGATTAGTGCCTAGTGAGCAATATAAAGCGTATTTAGTTGTTGCAAAGCGGAGACTTTGGTGATAGGGGTGTGGAGGATAGGAGATAAATATGAGTAAACGAGATTGGCCTGTTTGTAAAAGAACGGCAATGGAGAAAAAGCTTTATGAGGCTTTGCAGTCTATGGTTAGGATGAGTATCGCGTCCGGTACTGATGACCGCATAGCGCACAGAATTGCCACTAACGCTTTGGCTGAATATGAGGGAATGACAAATGACAATTAAACGAGAAGTTACTATTGGGGATTGTCGGTTAATCCAAGGCGACTGTCTAGAGGTTATGCCGTTGCTTGGGAAGGTTGATGCGTGTGTCACGGACCCACCATATGGGATTGGTGCTTCGTTAGAGTCTTTTAAAGTTGGGGGAAAGAAAAACAAAAGCAAAGTTTATGACGGGGATAAGAAGTGGGATTCAGAAGTTCCAGTAGATGCTGTAAAGTACATCTTAGATATGGAATGTAGCAAGATCATATGGGGCGGAAATTACTTTGAAGTTCCTCCCTCTATGCGGTGGTTAGCTTGGGATAAGGGGCAAGATGGATTCTCTCTTGCTGACTTTGAGTTAGCTTGGACTGACCAAAACAAGGCGGCAAGAATATTTAGACAGAGCCGAAACAAAGAGCAAAGCAGACAACACCCCACACAAAAACCCGTTGCACTTATGCAATGGTGCCTTGGTTTCCTTCCAGACGCAGAGACGATTCTTGACCCATTCATGGGATCGGGAACGACCGGAGTCTCATGTGCAAAAATGGGTCGCAAATTTATCGGTATTGAGTTAGACCCTGATTACTTCGATATTGCGTGTGACCGCATTCAAAAAGCATACGATCAACCAGACATGTTTGTTGCCCCGCCAGAGAAAGCCGAACAGGGAGGGTTTGAGTTGTGAGATACATGGGATCAAAAGCACGGTATGCAAAACACATTGTACCGTTTTTAATGAATGGTCACGATCAGGATAGATTGTATATTGAGCCGTTCATGGGCGGTGGTAATATGCTGTCAAACGTACCTGCCAAACACAAGTGGGGAAACGATACGGCGGAATATGCTGTTGCATTGCTTGAGGCAGTTGCTAACGGATGGGAACCACCTGAAACGTTGACGCAAGATGAGTACTATGCGATCAAGGCCACCCCTGACGGGTACGATGCGGCTCTGGTGGGTTTTGCGGGTTATTGTTGTTCGTATGGCGGCAAGTTTTGGGGAGGTTACGCGCGAGGTAATACAAACGACGGAACGCCAAGAGATCACGCTAACGAGGCGTATAGAAATATAATTTCACAAGCTTATGGTCTTTCAGGAGTTAAATTCACATGCGGATCATATCTTGAATTAGATATTGATAATGGATCAACGGTTTATTGCGATCCACCATACGAATCCACAACGGGCTACGGAGGTGGTTTTGACCATGTGCAATTCTGGCAGTGGGCCTCTGACCTATCTAAAATATGCCGCGTTTTTGTAAGCGAATATAATGCACCGGATGATTGGAATGCTATCTGGCAGAAGGAAGTTAACAACAGCTTGACCGCCAACACAGGCGGCAAAAAAGCAACCGAGTCATTGTTCGTTTTAAGAGGTGGACTAGCCGATCAAGAAAAGATGGATTTATTCTCTTGACACCCGCCACCACCAATGCTAAAGACTAATTTTTAGGAGAAATACAATGCAAACAGGAACGTTGAGAGAGTTGAATGTGCAAGTGGGGGATGTGGTGGAGTGGATGGATAAGCACACCACACATGAAGTTATTAGCGCGGAAGTTATCGCCAACGGTGAATTGTATGAGGGAGAAGTAAGGGCGCTTTTGGATGGCCGATATATGGGTATTTACGGCGATGAACAATTCCGCATCGTTTCCCGCGCATCAGACAGGCCCAAAACATGGGGTGAAATGACCGCAGAAGAAAAGGGCGCGTTGTTGTTGGCTGATCATGAGGGTAAGGTGATTGAAAACAGTCTTTATGGTGAATCCCCTTGGATAGCGTCCCATCCGCATTGGGCCGATGAATACGCATACCGCGTAAAGCCAGAGCCGAAGGTTGAGACTGTTGATTCTTACTGGTGTCCTAAATGGGGTATGCGGCTACGGAACCCTATATGGGACACAACGCATAAAATCACATTCAATACAATAGACGGTAAACCAGGCGTTAACAGCATTAAAATGGAGGAGTTGTGATGAAAAAACGCACTGAATATTTCCGAGGTCCGACAGACTTTAACCCAACTGGCGACCGTAAAAAAGCGTTTGACCATGCTTACGATCAATATCTAAAAGGCCGCGTTGTGTTGCTGCAAAAGCGCTATGGGTATGGCGACTACGGTTACATTATGGAGGCGAAGTGAATGGAACGATACCTGCAATTCTATTGGGATTTTCTTAAATTCCTAATATACTGCGCCGGATTTGTTGCAGTTATGTATGTTCTGCATTTGGCGGGTGTTGTATGATCCTAAAATTCAAACAGCTACACCCTAATGCCGTACTGCCAGCGTTCGCACATGATGATGATGCTTGCTTTGATATAACCGCAATCAATCGCGGACAAGTCGATCACAATAGCCGTGTTTACGACACCGGACTTGCGGTTGATATTCCAAACGGTTATTATGTGGAACTCTACATTCGTAGCGGTTTAGCATTCAAGCATAATATGATCCTTGCCAATGGCGTAGGTATTATTGATTCTGGATTCATTGGCGAAATCAAGTGCAAGCTAACTTATCTTGGCGAAGGCTTACCATATTGGCCTCGCGTTGGTGATCGCATTGCGCAGGGACGTCTTGTAAAATTAACAAAAACACAAATTGAGTGGGTAAAAGACATTGACAGTACAGAACGAGGTAACGGCGGATTTGGCAGTACGGGGAGTTGATATGAACGATTATCAAAAGTTTATCGCCGTTTCACGATACGCCAGATGGTTGCCGGATGAAGGAAGGCGTGAGACTTGGGATGAGACTGTTGAGCGCTATATGGAGAATATTGTAAGCCCTATTATAAACGATACGGATGACATTAAAAACGCAATCCTTGGCCTTTCCATAATGCCGTCAATGCGGGCAATGATGACCGCTGGACCTGCTGCTGAACGGGATAACACTTGCATTTACAATTGCTCATATTTGCCCGTCGATGATCCAAAATCTTTTGATGAGGCAATGTTTATCTTGCTTTGTGGAACAGGTGTTGGCTTTTCAGTCGAGCGTCAATACGTCAGTAAGCTGCCAGAAGTGCCCGCGTCTATGCGTGACGTTGATAGCGTAATCGTTGTGGACGATAGCAAGGAAGGATGGGCTTATGCTTATCGTGACTTGTTGTCGCTACTGTGGGGCGGGTCTGTGCCCAAGTGGGATGTATCCAAGGTGCGTCCGGCAGGTGCCAAACTAAACACGTTTGGCGGACGTGCATCTGGACCAGAGCCGCTTGTCGATCTTTTCCGATTCACAATTGCCGTATTTAAGAAATCCGTAGGACGTAAATTAACATCAATCGAGTGTCACGATATTATGTGCAAGATCGGTGAAGTTGTTGTTGTTGGCGGCGTTCGTCGTTCAGCTATGATTAGTCTTAGTAACTTATCGGATGACCGTATGCGACATGCCAAATCCGGCCAGTGGTGGTCAACAGATGGACACCGAGCGCTGGCGAACAATTCAACCGCATATACAGATAAACCGGACGCGGAAAGCTTTATGCGCGAGTGGCTATCGTTGATGGAAAGCAAGTCCGGCGAACGTGGTATTTTTAACCGTATTTCTGCAAAGAAACAAGCGGCAAAGAATGGAAGGCGTGATTCTGCGTATGACTTTGGGGTGAATCCTTGTAGTGAGATTATCCTGCGCCCTTATCAATTCTGTAACCTTACAGAAGTGGTTTGCCGAGTGAATGATACATTGGATACGTTGAAAGAGAAGGTACGTATTGCGACAATTCTTGGCACAATTCAATCCACCTATACGCACTTTCCATACTTGCGCGATATTTGGCGTAAGAACACAGAAGAAGAGCGTTTGCTTGGAGTTTCTTTGACGGGGATTATGGATAGTTTCCTAACTAATGGTTTGATTGATAAGTCAACACAGCCAGCTTGGATGGGAATGATTGAAGACGAAGACATGATGCTTGGTGAAATGCTTAACATCTTGAAGCAAGTCGCAATCGACACAAACAAAGAATGGGCGGATAAACTAGGAATACCACAATCAACGGCAATCACGGCTGTAAAACCATCTGGGACGGTTAGCCAGCTTGTGGATAGTGCAAGCGGTATCCACGCGAGGCACAGCGAGTATTACATTCGTACTGTGCGCGGTGACAATAAAGATCCGTTGACGCAATTCATGAAAGCGCAAGGTGTACCAAATGAGCCATGTGTAATGAAGCCGGACGCAACTACTGTGTTTAGTTTCCCGCACAAGTCGCCGGATGGTGCGGTAACACGCAATGAAATGAATGCAATTGAACAGCTTGAGATTTGGCTAACATATCAGCGTCATTATTGTGAACATAAACCATCCGTAACTGTGACGGTACGTGATCATGAATGGCTCGAAGTTGGTGCATGGGTGTATAAACACTTTGACGAGGTGAGCGGCATTAGCTTTCTGCCTCATAGTGATCACACATACCAGCAAGCGCCATATCAGGAATGTACGAAAGAAGAGTACGAATCTGCAATTTCTACTATGCCAGACGTAATAGACTGGTCGGCGTTGTCATTATTTGAAAGTGAAGATAGCACAAAGGGTTCTTCTACTTTTGCGTGTTCTTCTGGATCATGTGAGATTGTTGATCTTTAACCATTGACAGTACCCGTATCATTTGGTATGGGTGCTTATTTATAGGAGGATTTAATGACACTTAACCCACACGAACTAATAAACCTTCCGCACGGCAAGGCAAAACTTGAATTGAAAAAAGCCGGACTGTGGGATGAGACTGCTATTGCAGATGGTAACACTGAGTTTGAGTTTACCGTTGATGTGACCGGATATTATAACCCGTCAGACGAAACGGTAACAATAACAGTCAAAGCAAAAACAAAAGAGGATGCAATTGAAGAAGCATTAGAAGAATGCGACTTTGATGAAATAACAGATTCAAAGATTATATCTGTTGACACAATCAAAGATTGATGATACTAAACCAAACGTTAACAAAAGGAAACGAATATGAAGAAACTAACATCTATTATCGCAGTATTGACGGTATCAGCCTGTACGGCAATCACACCGGCACATGCTGACTTGAAAGAAACACTAACCAATAACTTCAATGCGTCACAGGGTAATCCTACTAAAGTAAGCAAAGAACGTCTAAAACAGTTCTATACGGATAACTTTGAAGCGTCACAGCGTAACAATTAAACAACGGGCGCTTTATGCGCCCTTCATCTACATAATATGGAGGTTAAATAAATGAAACTAACAGTTGAAAAACAAACACTATCAAACGCGCTTGCTAAAATTTCAGGCGTAGTGGAAAAGCGGAATACTATTGCAATTTTATCTAATGTGGCGTTTACGGCAAAGGATAATAAGCTTACTTTGCGTGTGACGGATTTGGACATTGAGGCGACAACGTCAATTGAGGCTGACGTAGCTGAGGATGGTAACGGTACAGTTGCCCTTGATCTACTATCTAAGGTCGTTAAGGGCATGTCTGATAGCCCTGTAGCTATGGTGTCTGATGGTGAACGTTTGCGTGTGTCGTCTGGCCGCAGTAAGTTTAACTTTGCAACATTATCGATTGGTGATTTTCCCGATATTGCAACGCCGGAATATACAGCAACATTTACCCTTGATGCAGATACATTGAAGCACTTGCTGGATAACGCAGCGTTTGCAATGTCCAATGAAGCAACACGTTTTTTCCTAAACGGCATTTACCTACACCGCACC